TCGCGCACGTCGCCGAGCTCATCACCGGTGCCGAGGTGCTGCCCTTCGCGGTCGGGGCGAACGCCGCCGGCGGGGCAGACGTGCGGCCCATCAAGCGGAAGTGGGGCCTCGCCGATCCCGTGCAGGCGGACGAGCTCGGCGCCGGCTACACCGGCGGCTCCGACACGACCTGGTACCTCGCGATGCGCGGCGCCGGCGAGGGCGAGACGGGAGCGTTCATCTACTCCGAGCGCGAGCCGTTCAGCGTTCGCTACCACGGCCCCGACACGGACGCGCAGCTCCAGGCGGTGGACAGCGTCGAGTGGTCGATGCGCGGCCGGAACGCGTGCGCCGGCGGTCACCCCTACTACCTCTTCCGGGCTCAGGCTGCCTGATGGGCCGTCGTCGCCAGCACGTCTCGACGCCCGACGTCGACGACGAGACGGCCATCATCGACGAGACGGCGCCCGACGTCGTCGACGAGACGGCCATCATCGACGAGACGGTGCCCGACGTCGACGAGACAGTGCCCGACGTCGACGAGACGCACGACGTCGTGGGGCGAGCCGCGGAGGACGTCGTGGGGCGAGCCGCGGAGGACGCCTTGCTCGCGCACGCGCGCGATGTGCAGCGCGTGCGACGGCTCGCGAAGTTCCGGCGAGGTTGACGATGGCGTACCTCACGCTCCTCGAGTTCACGAACCTCTCGATCGTACCGTCTGCGGTCATCGATCGAGTGGAGGCGTCCGATCCCGGATGGATCGCGGCGCAGCTCGAGGAGGAGTCGGCCTGGATCGACGCGCGGCTGGCGAAGCGGTACGCGGCGCCGTTCGCGTCGCCCTACCCGCGCGTCGTTCGCCTGTGGCTGACCAAGATGGTGAGCGCCGCGGTCTACGACAAGCACGGCGTGCAGCCGCTCGACGAGCAGGCTCAGCGCTACTACGCCGCGGCCGACACCGCGCGCGCCGAGATCCGCGAGGCGGCGGACGCCGAGCAGGGGCTCTTCGAGCTCCCGCTCCGCGCCGACACGACCGAGGGCGGCATCACGCGAGGGCGCACGCTCTCGTACAGCGAGGCGAGCCCGTACGTGTGGCGAGACCGGCAGGCGCGTCGAGGCCGCTGCGAGGATCGCCGAGGAAGGGGCTCGGGTGGCTGACGCTGGGCACGAGGCGCTCCGCGAGATGATCCGTCGCGTCCGCGGGCTCGAGCGCTTCCCGGAGCGCGCGGCACCCGCGATCGCGCGCGCGCTCGAGAGCGAGCTGCGCCGCTCAATCGCCGCAGGCGCCGCTCCGGACGGGACCGCGTGGAAGCCCACGCAAGACGGACGTGTGCCGCTCCGAGGCGCCGCTCGAGCGCTGACGGTGCGCGCGACCGGAGCCTTTGTGCTCGCGCGTCTCACGGGCGTGGAGGCGCGACACCATTTCGGCTGGGTCCGCGGCGGGCTCGCCCGTCCAATCCTGCCAACGACGTCGGTGCTGCCGAGCGCAGTGGCGCGCGCCGTGACGCGCGCGGCGGTCGAAGAGTTCCGGCGCGCGATGGACGGAGGCAGGGCGCCATGACGCTGGCCCTCACGCACGTCTTCGACGAGGTCGTCGCACGCTTCGCGGCCGAGGCGGCCGCGCAGATCCCGCCGGTCGTCCCCGTGCCGCAGGTCTTTGGCTGGCGCGAGCCGGCGCAGCGGTCGGGCCTGTCGCACCGCATCGTGTGGGTGCCGGGCGATGACTCGAACGGCGACGTCGGCGCGATCCTGCCCGCGCGTCAGCCGAACCGCGATCCACGGCCGCTCGCGACGCTGGGCGAGCTCGTCACGGTGTACATCGAAGCGCAGGAGACGCTCGCTCCTGAGAACGAGCGCGAGCAGTACATCGCCGCGCGCGAGCTCTTCGATCAGTGGCACTGGCACCTCTATCACGTCGCGCGCGGCGTCTCGACGATCCAATCGATCCAATGGGTCGTCGACAAGCTCACCCGGCGCGCGGGCGCGACGCTCCGCGTCCTCGTCACCATCGAGGCAGTGTTGCCGGACGCGCCGGCGACGACGGCGCCGAAGCCCGTCGACGCCAACGTCGACGTCGAGCTGCTCGACCACACGAATTCCTTCTCCGTCACCGGTTCCCCCTGACCTGAGGCTCTCGCATGACCATCCCTGCCGTAATCGTCGACCAACAGGACTTCGCGCTCGGCGTTCTCCCGCCGTCCGGCGGGCGCCTCCTCGCCCTCGTGGGCGTGTCGAGCTCGGGCCCGACCGACGTACCCGCGACCTTCGGTCGCACGAAGGACCTCATCGACACGTACGGCGTCGGGCCGCTCGTCGAGGCTGCGTGCCACGCGATCGAGCGCTACGGCCGCCCGGTCCTCGTCGTCCGCACTGGGCAGACGACCGAAGGCGCGTACGGCACGCTCGTCGAGGACGTCGACGGCACGAGCGTCGTCACCACGGACGCCACGAGCGATCCGCTCGACGATTACGATGCGTACGTCGAGATCGTCACGGGCGGCACGATCGGCGTCGCCGGCATCGCGCTCCGCTGGAGCCTCGACGGCGGCCGCACGATGTCGCCGCTGACGGCGCTCGGCACGGCGAACACGTTCACGATCCCGGGCTCGGCGGTGAAGTTCAACTTCGCCGCGGGCACCTTGCTCGCGGGCGACTCGTTCTCGGTGCGAACGTCGGCGCCCAAGTGGAACACGGCCGAGCTCACGGGCGCGCTCACCGCGCTCGGGCTCTCCGCCGTCGCGTGGGAGATCCTCGAGATCGTCGGCGACATCGATGCCGCGGCGTTCGACGCCATCGAGCTCTCGTGGGCGTCGCTCTTCGCAGCGTCGAAGTACCGCACGTGGATCGGCAACACCCGCAAGCCGAACGTCGGCGAGACCGCGGCCGCCTATCAGACCGCGCTCGTGGGCCTCTTCGGCGCGAAGTCCTCCGTGTTCGGCGCGCTCTGCGCCGGCGCGGTCCAGCTCATGAGCAGCGTGAGTCGGCGCCAATACATCCGGCCCGTGAGCTTCGTGGCGGGCGCGCGCGAGGCCGCGTTCTCGGAAGAGCAGAACATCGCGAACCTGAAGCTCGGCGCGTTCGCGGCCGTCGCCATCCGCGACGCGAACGGCAACCCCGTCGTCGGCCTCCATGACGAGACGGTGTGGCCCGGGCTCGACGACGCGCGCTTCTACGTCTTGCGCACGTGGGAGCGGAGGCGGGGCGTGTACGTGAACCAGCCGCGGCTCTTCTCGCCCGAGGGAAGCGACTTCCAATTGGTCCCCCATCGCAGGGTGATGAACGTCGCGCTCGACGTGCTCTACGACTACTTCAGCTTGCGCGTGAACGAGCCGATCCGCGTCGACGCGACGACCGGCTTCATCCTCGAGAGCGAAGCGGTCGCCATCGAGACGGAAGCGAACGCGCGCCTCCGCGACGCGCTGCTCACGAAGCCGAAGGCCTCGGGCGCCAACTGCGTCGTCTCGCGCACCGACAACCTGCTCGCCACGAGCGAGCTCAACGCCGAAGCCAGGGTGATCCCGCTCGCCTACCCGCGGCGGATCGTCCTGAGCGTCGGCTTCGCGAACCCCGCGCTCAACGTGGTGCCGGTCGCCGGCTGATCGAAAGGAAGCGAACCATGAGCGATGCAGTCCTTATCAACGGCCTTCAGCACTCGTGGACGAGCACGGAGTGCAAGATCGACGGCGAGAAGTACGCCGGCCTCACGAAGATCTCGTGGGAGCAGTCGATCGAGGAGGCCATGTCCCGCGGGCAGGGCCCGTTCCCGCGCGGTCGCTCGCGTGGTCGCTACGTGCCCGGCACGGTGTCGATCACGATGGCGAAGTCGAGCGCGCAGGCGCTCAAGGTCGCGCTCGCGGCGAAGTCGCGCTCCGGGCGCGCGTGGGGCACCGTGATCTTTCCGATCACGCTCCAGTACCTCGAGCCCGGCGACACGCCGATTACCGTCGAGTTCGTCGACTGCCGGCTGCTGAAGAGCACGTCGGCGAACGAGGAGGGTGCGGACCCGTCGCAGGAGGACCTCGAGATCTCCGCGATGCGCATCCTCGAGAACGGCCTCACGGCCATGGACGAGGTGACCTGATG